CCTGTTACTCATGTTAATGCTAGATGGAGTTGATTATGATCAGCAGTGGCTGATTGATAAAGCGAGAGGTGATGAATTCTATTATGGAGTTCTAAACAAATTAGCATTATCCTCTTCAAGTTGTAAGATGCTATTAGATAGTCCTAAGACATTCTATAATGTCCAGAAGTATGGATCAGCAGAATCAAGTCCTGCTCTATTAATGGGGAGGGTGATTCATGTGATGATCTTAGAGCCTGAGAACTTTGATGATATCTTTCAGGTGGTAGATGTTGCTTCTAAGAATACTAAAGCATTTAAGGATGCTCAGTTAGATAATCCTAAGACTTGTATCACGAGAAAGGACAAGGAAGCAGGAGAGCGTATGGCTGATGCTTTTAATAGGAATGAATTAGCATTGAGTTATCTATCAGGATCTGAGACAGAAGTACCAATGATTGATAATGTAGGAGGCTTTCCATTTAGAGGCAAGGCAGATATCCAGAGAGGAGGAGAGATCATTGATCTCAAGACTACTACAGATCTCAAGGCATTCAGATATTCAGCAGATAAGTATGGATATGATCTTCAATGTTATATCTATTGTAATCTATTTAAGACCTCATATAAGGACTTCACATTTATAGTTCTGGATAAGTCATCTACTGATATAGGAATCTATGATGTATCAGAGGAGTTCTATAAGAGAGGAGAACATAAGTTTAATAGAGCGATCAGTCTTTACAGAGACTTCTTCGTAAGAGGTCAGGATCTAGACACCTATACAATTACAGGAACATTATGAAAGTGCTTGAATTATTTGCAGGATCCAGAAGCATCGGTAAGGTTTGCGATGTTTTAGGATATGAAGTATTCTCTTCAGATATTAATCCATTTGATGGGATTGATTATGTTGTAGACATCTTAGAATTTGAGGAAGGGTATGTTCCTTTCATTCCAGATATTATCTGGGCATCACCACCTTGCACAAGCTATTCTATAGCTGCTATTAGCCATCATAGAAAGGATGGAGTAGCAACATCTGATTTTGCTAAGAAGAGTGATATGATGATGGCTAGACTTCAGGAGATGATAGAATACTTTCTAAAGTTAAATCCTGATTTAATCTACTATGTAGAGAATCCTAGAGGTATGCTTAGAAAGATGCCTTTCATGAGTTATTACCCAATAAGACATACATTGACCTATTGTCAGTATGGAGATGATAGGATGAAGCCTACAGACATCTGGACTAACAACTTCAAGTGGAAGCCAAAGCCTATGTGTAAGAATGGCGCACCTTGTCATGTGGCTGCACCGAGAGGAAGTAAAACAGGTACTCAAGGATTAAAGGGAAACTATGAGAGAAGTATAGTTCCTCCAATCCTGTGTGCAGAAGTCCTGATCAGCATATGAAAAAGCATACCAAGATTTATATGAAGCACTTCAACTATGTTCTGGATGATTTCATTCCCTGTGAGATCTGTGGAGGCAGAGCAGTTGATATTCATCATATAGAGAACAGAGGATCAGGAGGTGCTAAAGACAAGGACAGAATAGAGAATCTAATGGCTCTATGTAGAGCAGACCATATTAAGTATGGAGATGTTCCTGATAGAGTTGAATGGTTAAAGCAAATACATAATAGATTGATATGAACAAGATGAATCAATTCCTACGCATTGCGAATGCGAGACTAAAGAAAGTGTATCCTAACAAGATCCAGAGAAGGGCTTGGGTAGCGAAGATGTGGGCAAGGTATTGTGAGCGCAAATCCTCACAACGATGAATCATAAATTGTCACAAAATAAGGGTAAAATTGTACGCTCTAATGTACAAAGTAAGGGTATAACCTCACGAAACCAGTAATAAAGTAAGGGTAAAACCTTACGATATGCCAAAGCATATAAAAAACGGCAAAGCCTTTAGATTGTATGCGGATACATATAATCAATAATGATACAGAACGATAGGGTTTTGTGTCTTTAATAGAACACTATGTCAAGTAAACTGCACAAGATGCTTGACACCTTTAACACCAAAGAGAAATGACAACAGAAAGAATTAAAGAAATACAAAACAAGACTGCTTACCCCGAAAGTGCAAGTGTACAACAAGCCTTATTACAAGTTTGGAATGAAGTAGCGCAGAAATACGAAACCTTTAAAACAAAAGAGAAATGACAGCACTACAAGAATTTATTGAAGTGCTAAAAATCCATAGAGATACGGCATTTGAGAAAGAAAAACTATACGAAGACCTTGTGCTTACTGAATACTATGAAGGCAGAGCAAAAGCGTTTGAAGATGCTATAAGTTTTGCAGAGGCATACTCTGAGAAAGAGGTGTCTACCCTAATGTGGTTTGCAGCTTATGTAGCAGGAGAACTTTGTGAAAAGGATATATCTCTGGGAGAAATGAGGGTTCTTGCAGAAGGATACTACAACAAAGCCTTTAACACCAAAGAGAAATGAAAACAAAAGCGCAACAACTTAACATCAAAGAGTTTCCATTTGAAATTAAGAATGATAACGGGGAAGTGATTTACTATGAAAACGAAAACGGCTTTTGGTGGAGCATTGAATATGATTCACACGGCAATAAAATCTACTCTGAAAACTTCCCAGATTATTCAAGGAAATGGAAACACGATTCTGATGGAAATGAAATTTACTATGAATTCAAAAGATGGAATGTAACATATTACCTAAACACCAACGAGAAATGAAAGACATAATAGCATTATGCAACCGAGACAAAGAAGATAACGGAATAGAGAAGGATTAATGGATTACAATAACGACTTTAAGTATGACTTAGCCTTAGGTCAATTAGGTGAGGGGTGGCTTGGCCACCTACTCTCCAGTAAGACTATTGAGGTTAAGTTTGACTTTGGCTGTTACCGCACAGGTAACTTTTACATAGAGTATGAGTCTAGGGGCAAGCTAAGTGGCTTGGCTACAACACAGGCCGATTACTGGTTTCTAATTGCAGCAAGTGAAAAGGGCCAAAGGCTTAAAACTGATATGTCGGATGTAGATGGCAGCGATGTGCTGCATGCTGTGCTAATACCCACAGCACGACTTAAGCAGTTGTGTAAAACAAACTACCATAGGCTAGGTGTCGCAGGAGGCGATAACAACACCTCTGTAGGGATACTAATAAAAGCAAAAGACTTATTATAATGGAGGAAAGTAAAAGCAATATGATTCTGGTAAACAGAAACAACCTTGAGATGTTTATTGCCATTCTAACGCAGGTACACTTAAGGGGCCAACTGGCAGCAGATGAGCAAGCGTTCTTAGCAAAGTTTGTAGAGTTACCAGAAGCAGGTACAACACCAAACAGAAGCCAAAGGCGTTTGAATCAGAAGTTAATCCGTGATATCTTTAGAGAGGAAGCATTAAAAGCAAAACAAAAAAAGTAGGTTTTATAATTATGGAAAGAGTAGATATTAGGCAGATACGCCCCAACCCTGAGAACCCAAGAGTCATAAAGGACAACAAGTTCCAGAAACTTGTCAAGAGCATTACTGAGTTACCACAGATGCTAGAGTTGCGCCCCATTGTAGTTAATAGGGATATGATAGTGCTAGGTGGCAACATGAGACTTAAGGCTTGTGAGGCTGCAGGCCTAACAGAGGTGCCAGTAGTATTTGCAGATAACTTAACGCCTGAGCAGGAGCGTGAGTTTATAGTAAAGGATAATAGCAGCTTTGGTGAGTGGGATTGGGACTTACTGGCTAATGAGTGGGATGTAGAGCAGCTACAGGACTGGGGTATTGATATTGGGGGCTTTGATTTAAGCCCTAATGAGTTTGATGAAAGTTTTGAGTTGCCTGATGGGGATAAAAGCCCTTTCCAGCAGATGACATTTACAATGGCAGACGAGCAGCAAACGATTATAAAAAACGCTATTGATGATATTAAGAAAACAGAGGAGTACAAGTATGTAGAAACCTTTGGTAATGAGAACGGCAATGGTAACGCACTTTACTTAATAGTATCACAATGGGCAGAGCAAAAGAAATAAGGGTTAAGGTGATACCTGCTAAGGTGGCCAACGCTTTTGTCAAAAAGCACCACTATTCAGGAAAGGTAGTGCCAAATAGTAAGCTCCACTTTGGGGCTTTCTTAGATGATAAGCTACACGGAGTGCTAAGCTATGGCCCCAGCATAAATAAGAAGGGCACTATTAACCTTGTTGAGGGTACAGGCTGGAATGAGTTCATAGAACTTAATAGGATGGCATTTGATGACTACCTACCTAAGTACAGCGAGAGCCGATGCATAGCTATCAGCATACGACTTATTAAAAAGAACGCACCCCACATAAAGTGGGTAATAAGTTTTGCAGATGGAACGCAGTGTGGTGATGGCACCATATATAGAGCAAGTGGTTTCAAACTTGTAGGCATAGCAGAAAACACAGCCCTAAGGGTAAACCCAGATACAGGAGAGGCTATGCATGTAATACAAGCACACCACCTTAAGATGTCCAGTGAGTTCCGTAAGTGGAAACCCTTTGAGGGCTATCAAATGAAGTATGTCTACTTAATAGATAAAAGCTGTGTGCTTACCAAACCTGAGATACCATTTAGCGAGATAGATGCTAGGGGTGCTGGTATGTATAAGGGGGAAAAAATAACCCTCCAAGAGAGGAGGGCTACTTAGAGCGGTAGGATGGATTTGCACCTCACCTTCTAGCTGGATGCCAGATGTGCTACTATTACACTACTACCGCATAACTGATGACAATATATAACAAGTTTAGAGAAAAAACAAATGGACAGGACTGAACAACATAAAAAGGCAATGCTAGAGGCATTGGAAAAAAGTTTAGGGGTGGTAACCTCAGCTTGCAAATCAGTGGGCGTAGGACGCACCACACACTATCTATGGATGGATAGCGACCCTGAGTATAGGAGGGCAGTAAATGATATTGAAAATGTTGCTATTGATTTTGCAGAAAGTCAACTGCACCAGCAAATTAAAGGAGGTAACCCTACATCAACTATATTCTATTTAAAGACTAAGGGTAAGAAGCGTGGTTATGTTGAGCGCCAAGAGATACAACACGAGGGCTTAAAGACCTTTGAGGTTGAGGAGGTAGATGACCAAGATTAGAGTCAACAAGGTGTACACACACCTTAAGCGCAGTAAAAAGAAAATTGTAGTTGAGCAGGGCGGTACTCGTTCTGGTAAGACATACAATATCCTGCTGTGGATTATATTCCATTATTGCGCCAAGCATACTGGACAAACCATAACAATAGCACGCAAGACATTCCCTGCTGTGCGCAGCTCAGTTATGAGGGACTTTTTTGATATACTCAAGCAGCACGAGTTGTATAACGAGGACTACCACAACAAGTCCAATAGTGAGTATGTGCTTAATGGTAACCTAGTTGAGTTTGTTAGTTTGGACCAACCCCAAAAGATTAGGGGGCGTAAAAGGGACTTGGCATTCCTGAATGAGGCCAATGAGTTAACCTTTGAGGATTGGCAACAAATTGTATTCCGTACCAACGGCAGGATAATACTTGACTATAACCCTTCAGATAGTTTCCACTGGATATACGATAGGGTCATACCTAGAGAGGATGCAGATTTTTACCAAACTACTTACAGGGACAACCCCTTCCTAGATGCTACCATTGTAGCAGAGATAGAACGCCTTAAGCAAACAGATGAGCATTACTGGCGTGTGTATGGGTTAGGTGAGAGGGGCACCAACCGAGCACAAGTCTTCCAGTTTACTACCTACCAGCAGCTACCACCACAAGCTAAGTTCCTATCCTATGGGCTTGACTTTGGTTTTACCAATGACCCTAGTGCATTAGTGGCCTGCTACCAGTGGGGCGATAACCTGTACTTTCAGGAAGTGCTTTATAGCACTAACCTAACCAATCAAGACTTGTCACAAATGTTTACTAAATTTGAGGTAGGCAGGTATGATGAGGTATTTGCTGATAGTAGTGAGCCTAAAAGTATTGAGGAGTTACATAGAATGGGCTTTAATGTTAAGCCTACTGCTAAGGGTGCCGATAGTGTTAATGCAGGTATTGATATGCTTAAGCGCTATAAGCTGCATGTAAATGGCAGCAACCTAACTAAAGAGATGGAGAATTATAAGTGGCTTGAGGATAAGAATGGCAACCTACTTAATAAACCTGAAGACAAATACAACCACGCAATAGATGCCCTGCGCTATGGGGTATGGAATAAACTAAGCAAGCCGAATTATGGGAGATACACAATCCGTTAACATTACAATACCAGAAAGCCTAAGCGACATCACATTGGAGCGCTATAAAAAGTTTATGCTAATGGTAGGCGAGGAGAATAGCGATGAGTTGGCTATATACCATTTCTGTAACCTTACCCCTGCACAGCAGCAGGGTATGCGTAAGGTAGACTTGGAGGATATACAGCAGCAACTGGCTGTAGTGCTAAACGAGAAACCAGCACTTGTAAAAACATTTAAGCATAGGGGCGTAGAGTATGGGTTCCACCCAAAGCTAGAGGATATAAGTCTAGGCGAGTACATAGACTTGGAGGAGTATTTAAAGGAGCCTTATAAGAATGCTGAAAAAGCATTAGGTGTATTGTATAGGCCTATTACTAAGCAGATGTATGGTAGGCATAGCATAGAGGTTTATGACCCTGATAGGCACACAGGACAAACATTTCAAGAGTTAGGGGCAGACATTTTCTTAGGTTGCCTGCTTTTTTTTTATCGTTTAGAAATCAAATTGCAGATAGCTACCCTACAATCTTTGGGGAGCCAGCAGGAGATGGAGAGCCAACGCTCGACATCCAAAGCAACTTCTCTAGAAAGTGGGGCTGGTATAGCGCTATCTATCAAATCGCTGGAGGGAATCTACTCAAGGTTGATGAAATAACAACGCTGCCCCTGAGGCAGTGCCTTACATTCTTAGAGTTTGAGATAGATAAACTTGAGGTAGAAAAGGCCCTCTCAAAAAAAAATCAAAATAATTATTAAGAAAGTTTTGTCAATAACTAAATTTTCTTTCCTTTGGAGTGTTGAAACAATAACCACTAAAACAACAGCCAAATGAAAGTAGCAGCCAAAGAATTGAAAGTAGGAGATGTATTTAGCGCACAGGGCAAATCAAATGCAACAATAATTGCGCTAGGTGAAAAGTTTTTAAAGAACGGAAAGAGAGTAGTTAAGATTACTGCTCAAGTACCTAACACTAAAGAAGAAGTTAGATTATATGGCCAACCAGAAGGCGGTACTTGGACTGCTTACTTAGATATAAAAGAGGACACAAAAGTTTTAATAAAATAAATAACCAAAGGGAGGGGCAACCCTCCCACTATAACCACTAAAATAAAAGAGCAATGAAAACTATAAACCAACAAACTTTGCAAGACCTGCAAAACCTTTACAACTCAGGGCAAATCACAGCAGACCAATTTGTACAAACGATACAGCTTTTAAGTAAATAACCACTAAACACAAGAGCAATGAGCACATTTAACGAATACGCATTTTTAGAGGAGCTAGAGGCTAACCTTAAAACAGACAACCCTAGCGATAAGTGGGAGTATATACACCACGAGATAGATAACGCAGTTATGTACTACACAGACTGCTTAGATATAATAGGCGCATTGCGCTACTGGGACTGGGAGGATAACGAACTGGGCCGCATTGATAACATTACGCAACTTGCTTGGGTAGCATTATATGATTATGTAGTTGATAACATTAAAAGTGTAGCTGTATAATGGATTACTTAGATAGAGAGTTAATGGATTACCAGAATGACCAAGCACAGCAGTGCGGCATTTGTTTTGAGTATGTAGATGATAGCTGGACTTGCTCCTGCTGCCACGAGTGTGAGGAGGCAAGTTGTACTTGCGATGATGAGTACGAAAATATATTGGGTGTGTAGTGTGGTTACTACACTGGTTTGGTTAGGAGGGCTGTGGTGGCCCTCCTTTTTTTATCTTAATTTTATGCAATAGGGTTTTTTAATTATATGAAGAAGGGATATTATCAAATTACAGAGGCGCTGCACACAGCAGCAGAGGGTAGCGACCAAATAAACCAAGTGAGCTGGGGAAACATCTTTGATGTAGACTTCAGGAAGCAGGATATGTACCCTATGGCACACTTTATTACTGGCAACGCAGTGCTAGAGGAGCGCACTATTACCTATGAGTTTGACTTACTGGTAATGGATGTGGTAGATTACAGCAAAGGCCCTAAGGACTTGTTTCAGGGCAATATGATGAAGCAGGATATTTACCACAGGACACTAGCTACTATAAGCGAGTTCCTAGCTAGCTTCCGTAGGGGCACAGATTACGATGCTTACTTTAGGTTAACTAATGACCCAGTAGCTGAGCCTTTTGATGAGGATATGGAGGCTAATGTGTGTGGGTGGAAAGTAACACTTGAAATAGAGACCATTAACCCTAACAACATCTGCTAAATGCAGCAGCAGCAGAATACAAAGAAGGCCCTAGAAAAGTTTGGTAAGTACCTTGTTAAGGAGTCCAGAAGGAACCTAACACGCAAGAAAAAGAATGTTACCAAAACCCTCTACGATTCACTAGGGTATGATGTAAAGGCTATGCCTAGCAGCTTCTCTTTTGACTTCCTGATGGAGGAATATGGGGAGTGGGTAGATAAGGGCCGTAAGGCAGGTAAAAACCCACCCTTCTCACCTATTAGGGAATGGGTTGAGAACCGCAGGATACAATTCAGAGATAACAGGGGTAAGTTCCAGACTTACGACCAAACGGCTTGGGCCATAGTAGGTGGTATAGGTAGAAATGGCATTGAGCCAAGCAACTTCTACAGCAGGCCATTTAACTTAGGCTATCGCAAGCTACCTAATGAGGTTGCTGAGGCGTATGCTTTAGATGTGGTTGAGTTTATGGAGCACTCAATAGATGAACTAAACAAGAAGTACAAAGATGGCAGTAATTAGTCCAGTAGGGTTAGTAGGCACACGCTCACCAATCCTAATAACTTGGAATGGCACAGGCGTATCAGCAAGTGATATATATTATTTCAAACTAGAGGTCTATGCTTGGACAGGGGACAAGGATGTTAGGCCTGCTACACCTATCTACACCATTGATAGACAATCTGGTTTTGTTGACTCATTTCCCACTTCTGACATAGCCCCTTTACTTGAGGCTGAGTTTAACCATAGGATATCAAAACTAGACACAGAGGATTTGGTAACGATGTCCCCTGACAGCGTTTTATGGGTTGAGGTGGATTATGATATTGAGTACTTTGATGCACCATTTGTAGTAAACGATACAGGCACTACAACACGCTTTCTAGCGGTGTATGGTTACTCGCATTTTACTGATGGGGCAAATAAGGATATTGCACAGCCAATACTACTGGACAACTTAGATAAATACTTTTATGAGTTTGACACCTACAATATGCCTATCTATTTAGGCGATGTAGGTAGTAGCTACCAAACTGATGTAGTAAAGATAAAGCTAGTAGGCTCAGATGCTTCTAATGATGAAATAGTAGTTACAAATCAAACTGGTGAGGATGCAGAGGATAGAGTGTTGTTATTCCCTGTGGGAATACCCAACCTATCTAACTACATATTTACAGAGGGCTTAGGGTTATCAGAGCCTCGCTTATTGGATTGGTGGGATGTACAGATATTAGACTCAGCAGATGAGGTAGTAGATAGCAGGAGGTTTTACAACCAATGCGAGATGAAGTATGAGCCTATACAATTGCAGTTTACTAACCAGTGGGGCATGTGGGATACGCTTACCTTCTTTAAGGCTAGTACAACCAACTTAAATGTAACTAAGGATACATACAGAGCAGTTGTGGGTAGTGCAGGTGCTAGTGGTTACACTTGGGCCACACAAGCAAGAGGCCAGCGCACATACAACCATAACGCAAATAAGACACTAACCTTAAATACTGGCTTTGTAGAGGAGGCTGCATCTAGCACCATTGAGCAACTGCTGATGAGTGAGTATGTGGTAATGACAATTAACAGGACTACAACAAGGGTACAAGACACTTACACTATAGCCCAAGAGTTTAGGGCTGTTAAAGTTAATACTGAGTCTCTGTTAATGCAAAAGCACATTAACGATAAGACTATCAACTACACTATAGAGGTTGAGTTTGCAACACCTGAGAATGCAATGCTATGATAGAGTTATACATTGGCTCAAATAGGTTAGACACCTACAAAGATGAGGACATCAGCATAACACTAAACATCCAGAACATTAAGGATATTAGTAAGCTGTTTGTTGACTTTACACAGAACTTTAGTGTACCTGCAAGCGCTGCTAACAATGCAGCATTTAAACACTATTACAATGCCGATGTCAGTGGCGGCTTTCAAGCCAGCCTAAGGCAAGATGCTACCTTGTTTTTAGATAAGGAGTTGTTTAGAGAGGGTACCATTGAGCTGCTAGGTGTAAACCTTGAGCAGGGCAAAGCATCTAGCTATGAGGTAGTGTTTTTTAGCGCAGGGGTAAACTTAAAAGACTTGTTTGGTGAGGATGAGTTAATTGACCTTGATTTATCAGCATATGACCACGCTTATGATGGTGCAGTAATTAGGGGTGCAATGGAGGGCACAACAGCCTTGCATTCTGGTAACATTATATATCCACTTATCTCACCTGTTGCCGATTGGTTTTATGATAGTGCCTCAAGCACTCACGATGACAATGATATTGCCTACCACACCTCAAACGATACACACGGCCTAAACTATTATGAGTTAAAGCCAGCTATTAAGCTAGCACGCATTATAGATGCTATTGAGGCTAAGTACGGCATTACTTTTACAAGCACCTTTTTTAGCGATAGGAAGTTTACAGACTTATTTATGTGGTGCCACCGCAGGGAAGGGTATATGTTTAAAGACCAAGAAAACGGCTTTACAGCAACTAAGGTAAACTTTACTAGTGCTACTGGCAGTGGCTTTAATGTTACTGATGATGTACTTGTGGTGCCTAGCACATACGATAGGTTCCTTTGGTACTACACTATAAACAGCGCTACTAGCTATCAAGTGCATTTTTACATTAATGGGGTATACTACACCAGTAGAAGCCACACAGGCAATGTTACTAATGAGGATATATACTTTAGTGGGTTAACTACAGGCGATAGAATACAAATGCGTTTCAGCCCTCCTACCAATTGGGATGGCTCAAGTGTAGTGCTTACCTCTGTAAGCGTATCAGGGGTAGAGTTTACTAACCCTGCTAATATCTATTGGACTGCTGCAACAAGTGCAAGTCAAACTTTTACTACAGATGTAATTGTAGCTGACCAAATGCCTGAGCAGAAGGTGTATGACTTTATTACTGGGCTTGTAAAAATGTTTAACCTAGTAATTGAGCCTACAAGCCGTACTAAGTTTATTGTAGAGCCGCTTGATGATTGGTATGCTTTAGGCACTAACCAAGATATCACTCAGTATACAGATACCACAACCTTAAAAGTAACTAAGCCTGAGTTGTATAAACGCATATCCCTTAAATACCAAGAAAGCGATACTTACGAGATGCGGAACCATAGGCTTACTAATGGTGGTGTAGGGTATGGTGATATTAGGGCTGACTTTACATTTGATGGTGGGGAGTTAACTGCACAAAACGCATTTGAAATAATGCGCTACCAGAAGCTAGATGATACTAGCAATGGCATTACTAACTTTCTAGTAGGTAAAAGTATTGACAAAGAGGGAGACCCTTATATAGGGGCACCAGTTATCTTTTACTCGCCTTCTACATTAAACATCACAAGCTACCCGATTGGCTTTGTAAATGAAACAGGCAGAACGACTACATCTACAACACAAGTATACCTATGTGCCAATATAAACAACAGAGTTGCGTCAAGTGTAACACAAATGCTAACCTATGGGCTTGAAGTTGACCCCTTCCACGAACAAAGTTTCTCGCAGACCTTATACAATCAATTCTGGGAGGATTATATCACAGATTTATACTCAACAAGCCGTAGGGTGTACAGCCTCAAAGCAAGGCTCCCAGCAAAAGTCTTAACAACGCTTAGGCTAAACGATAAGTTAGATATCGCAGGGCGTAGGTATATTATTAATCAGGCTAAAGTCAACCTTACTACTAAAGAGGCAACACTTGAGCTTTTAAACGATGTGTAATGGACTTGGGTTTTATAATTAACACACTGCCTAAGGCAGAGGGTAATTCACCAGAAGTAAGAATTGCTAAAGGCGAGTACAAAATTATTACTAACTGGAGAGAGGCAAAGGAGCAGATACTATGGCAGTTAAGAAGGAGATAAAAATAAATGTCAATACTAAGGAGGCTGAAAAGAATGTAGACAATCTTGAAGGCTCTATTGATGGTGTTGCTGGCCGCATTGATAAGATGACTGGCGGCATGGTATCTGGCTTTAAGAATGGCGTTAAAGGTATCAAGCAAGGTGTAGCCGCAATGAAGTCATTAAAGGTGGCTATTGCAGCCACTGGTATTGGCTTACTACTTATAGCTATTACAGCGCTCACTTCTTACTTTACAAAAACCCAAAGGGGTGCCGATAAACTTAGCCAAGCCTTTAAGGGCATTGGTGCGGTAGTAGATGTACTTGTAGATAGAATATCTACCTTTGGTGAGGGCTTGTTTAAGATACTTAGTGGGGACTTTAGTGAGGGTTTAGATATACTTAAGGGTAGCTTTAGCGGCATTGTTGATGAGATGAAAAATGAAGCCTCAGCGGCAATTGCCTTAGAAAAGGCACAGCAGGCTTTAGAGGATAGACAAATTGAACTCATTAAGGTAAACGCACAGCGCAGGTCTAGTATTGAGGAGTTGCGCTTAGTAGCTGAGGATGAGAATAAGACTAATGAGGAGCGTGCAAACGCCCTTAGAGAGGCAGCGAGGTTACAGAATGCTATTGCAGATGATGAGATAGCTATAGCGAAGGAGCGTGCAAGGATAATTAGGGAGCGTGTAGCACTAGGCGAGTCCTCAAGAGATGATATTGAAGCACAAGCAGAGGCAGAGGCTGAGGTTATCCGTTTAGAGGGTGAGCGTTCCAGAAGGTTGCGTAGTTTACAGACTAGGTTAAATGCATTTACTGAGGGCACGGCTGAGAATACCGATGCTACGGATGCCAATGCAGAGGCACAAAAGAAACTTAATGATGAGATAGCAAAGCGAGATGCTGTATTGCTTCAGGAAGCAGCAAGGTATACTGAGACGCTATCAGCACAATATGATAAAATACTAGAGGCGCAGAATAGCGCTCAGGTAAATGAGTTAAATGCTGTTGAGGATAAGTACAATGAGCTTATAGCTAATGCCGAGCAGTACGGCTTTGATGAGGTGGAGTTAACACGCATTAAAAATGAGGAGATAGCTAAGGTTAACCAGAAGTACAGAGACCAAGAGAGCGCAGCGGATAAGCAGGAGGCGGAGGAAAAGAAGGCTATCGCCATAGCTACTGCCACAGCAGTTGCAGGTACATTAGGTGCATTAGGTAAGCTAGCTGGTGAGCAAACCCAAGCAGGCAAAGCATTAAGCGCAGCAGAGGCAATTATAAATACCTATACTGGGGCTACAAAAGCCCTAGCACAAGGTGGTATAGCAGGTCCAATTGCGGCAGCAGGTGTAATAGCAACAGGTTTAGCTAGTGTGCGTGCTATTTACGCAACAGAGGTACCAAACACTGCTAGCGGAGGCGCTAACATAGGTGGCCGTAGTGTGGGTGCAAATAGTGGCGCACCTGCAGTAAGCCTACCAACGCCTACTACCCCTCGTGCTACATTTAACGGCAACGGCGCTAACTTGGGCAACCAGATAGCTGAAAGCCTCGCTAAAACGCCTGTAAGGGCTTATGTGGTAAGCCAAGAGGTACAGAGCGCAGCGAAGATGGATAGAAAGATTAGAGAAACAGCTACAATAGGATAGATATGAAGTTTTTTGAGTTAGTATTAGATGAGGAAAAGCTATTGCATGGTGTAGATGCTATAAGCATTGTTGAGCACCCTGCTATAGAGGAGGACTTTATCACTTTAAGCAAGGACTACAAGTTTGAGTTTAAAGAGGTGGATAATGAGAAGCGCATTTTAATGGGCGCTGCTATGATTCCTGAAAAGCCAATATACCGCAGAGATGGCGAGGAGGAATACTATGTATTCTTTACTAAAGAAACTATCCAGCGTGCTGCAGAGTTGTACTTAACCAATGGCAAGCAAGGCAATGCCACCTTAGAGCACCAAGCTAAACTTACTGGACTTACATTAGTAGAGAGTTGGATAATTGAGGACAGCCAAAAGGATAAGTCAGCAGCATACGGCTTAGAATACCCTGTAGGGACTTGGATGGTTAGTATGAAGGTTAACAATGATGATATTTGGGAGGAGTATGTCAAAGAAGGGCGAGTTAAAGGGTTCAGCATTGAAGGCTGGTTTATGCAAAGAGAGTCAATTGATGCCTCAAGCATCAACACAGAACTATCAGCAATTGAGCAGCAAGAAGGAGAACATCTATTGGCACTTTATTTACTGGGAGTAACTAAGGCAAGCATTAAGAATGATAAGCGCTATGCCTCTGGTAAGAAACTAGAGCTAGAGTCGTACAGAGATTACCCAGATAGTGTAGCTAACAACGCAAAGAAGGGCATTGAGTTAAATGAGAAGCAAGGCAACAAGTGTGCTACCCAAGTGGGTAAAGTAAGGGCACAGCAGTTAGCACAAAAGCAACCCCTATCGGTTGCTACCATAAAAAGAATGCATAGTTACCTGAGTAGAGCACAGGAGTATTATGATGAGGGTGATACTACTAGCTGTGGGTACATTAGCTACATGCTGTGGGGTGGTTTAAGCGCCAAGCGCTGGGCTGAAAGTAAATTGAAAGAGTTAGGGGAATTGTGAAAATGACCCAAATTGTTTATAAATAGTTGTTTAATTAGAAAAGTTCAAAACAAATGAATTTACAAGAAGTGTTCAAGAAAATTGAAATGGCTTTGACTCCTAGTCAAGATGCCGCCCCTGAAGTTCAGGAAGCGGTACAGGAGGAAGTAAAAGTTGAGTTAGCTATGATGAAGCTAATTGATGGTACTATGCTAGAGGCCGATGAGTTTGTAGCTGGTGCAAATGTTTTCCTAGTAGGGGAAGATGATGAGCGTGTTGCTGCGCCAGTAGGCGAGCATACTCTAGAGGATGGCCGTGTTATGGTTGTAGAGGAGGAAGGCGTTATTGCTGCTATCAACGAGGCTGCTGAGGTAGAGGCCCCAGAGGTTGAGGAAGAAGTAGAGGTAGAGCAAGCTGAGGAGATGGCTTATGTAACTAAAGAGGAATTTGGTGCTGCTATTGACGAGCTTAAGGGTATGATAGCTGCTATGATGCCACAGGAGGAAATGGCTGCTGAAGAAGTTAAAGAAGAGGAGAAAGTAGAGATGAGTGCTGATGAAGCACCTGCTGCTAAGAAAGTAGCTGCTGCTCCAGTAGAAAAGAAACCAGATATGGTGAAGTTCAGCAACAAGGCTGGTGCTACTACCCTATCTCGTGTAATGAGTAAATTATCATAAATTAAATAAACGAAGAAAAAATGGCTACAACCACTTCAATTACTACCACATATGCTGGTGAATTTGCAGGGAAATATGTTTCTGCTGCATTATTGAGTGCCGACACTATTGAAGGTGGCGGTATTACTATTAAACCAAATGTCAAGTACAAAGAGGTACTAAAGACAATGAACTTGGATGCTATCACTAAAGATGCAACTTGTGATTTCTCTGATACTTCTACATTGACTTTGGCTGAGAAGGTTCTTACTCCAAAAGAACTACAGGTAAACCTAGAATTGTGTAAATCTGACTTTGTATCGGATTGGGAAGCGATCTCTATGGGTTACTCTGCTTTTGATGAGTTACCTGCAAACTTCGCTGATTACCTAATCGGTTATGTTGCTGCTAAAGTAGCTGCAAAGAATGAGACTAACATCTGGGCAGGTGCTGATGCTAGTGAGGGTGAGTTTGATGGCTTCACTGCTCTATTGGCTGCTGATGGTGATGTAGTAGATGTAACAGGTACTTCAGTTACTGCTGCTAATGTTATTGATGAGTTGGGTAAAGTAGTTGATGCTATCCCTGCTGCATTATACGGAAAAGAAGATCTTTACATCTATGTATCTCAGCATATCGCTCGTGCTTATGTTCGTGCTTTAGGTGGGTTC